TCGGTCGCAAGTACGGCGGCGAGACTTCAAAGAATGGAAAGACAAGAGTGCGTCAGAATCAAGCTTCTGCCGGAGCTCTTCTATGGGGCACAGAATTCGGCGGTCACGCCGGTGAAGATTCGCTCGGTCGTAGATACACCAACCGATTCAAAGCTGCTCCGAAGAAGGGCGGCTACTGGATCAATCCGGCGGTCGATTACTACACGCCAATAGTTGCGAAAGAGTACATCCAACTCATTCAAGACGTCGTGAAGAAAGTGGGGCTTGCGTAATGGCTGGAATTCCAAAAGTCAAAATCACGTTCGACGCCGATCTCGATGAATTAAAAAAGGGAGTCAAAAGCGCGACGACTGAAGTCCAGAGCTTCGGTGATCGCGCCGCAGCTTTTGGAAAGAAAGCAGCTCTCGCATTCGCAGCCGCCGGCGCAGCATTCACAGCATTCGCGGTCTCAGCTGTCAAAGCAGCTGCGCAGGATCAAGCCGCACAGCAAAAGCTCGCAGATACAATCAAGGCAACTACAAACGCCACAGCTTTACAGATAGCCGGAATAGATCGATACATCACAAAGACTTCAATCGCTGCGGCCGTTACCGATGACCAGATTCGTCCGGCTTTATCTCGCTTGGTCAGAAGTACCGGCGACGTTCAGGAATCTCAGGATCTCTTAGCTCTTGCACTTGACCTAAGTGCCGCAAGTGGCAAGTCGCTCGAAACCGTCACAAATGCGCTCGCCAAGAGCCATGAGGGATCTAATACAGCTTTGAAGAAACTTGGTCTCGGTCTCGATGAGAATTATTTGAAGACTGCATCCAATGAACAAATCGTCAAGGATCTTACGAAGACGTACGGCAATTTCTCAGAGAATCAAGCGAAGACAGCCGAAGCTCGATTCAGATCGATGTCAATCGCCATCAACGAATCGAAAGAAGCTATCGGAGCGGCTCTGCTACCGGTCGCGGAGAAGCTTGCGACTTTCGTGCTGGAGACTCTTATTCCAGCCATCGACGGATTCATCGGCGGCTTGACTGGTAATGAAGGCTTGAAAGATAGCTTGACAGAATCACAAAAGAATATGTTCGCATGGGGCGAAAGGGTCAAAGGTCTCATCGACACAATCGTGAAATTCAAGGATGAGCTACTCGTCGTCGGCGGAGTCATCGCTGGCATTTTCGTCGTCTCAAAGATTTCAGCCGGAGTCGCTGCAACAATCGCAGTCATCAAAAGTCTGATCGTGGCGTATAACGCTCTCAAAGCTTCCGCCATCGTCGCCGGTGTTGCGTCTGCATTCGCACTCAATCCGCTTCTCGGTGTGGGAGCTGTGGCGTTAGCAGCTGGCGTCTTGGCTGGAGCTAATGCTCTAGCAAATAATTCAGACACTTCGACAGATTTCGGCGGTGGTGGATTCGCGACAAGTGGTGCTCCCGGAGCAATATCCGGCGGCGGCGGCACTGCCGGCGGTCGGACTGGCGGTGGTGGATTTACCGGTGGCGGTCTAAGTGGTGGCACTTCCGGCGGTGGTGGTGGAGTCTCGACTCCAACCGGCGCGACAAGCTTGGTCAATCTTGCCAAACGGCTCACAGACATTTCAGACGAATTCACAGAGTTGCAATTCTTAGTCAGTACCGGCGGCATCAGTAAGAGCGCAGGAGCCGCGCAGCTGAATGCTCTGACGAAAGAATTCAGAGTCTTGGAGAATCAAGCTAACGCTTTGACAGCTACAGAAGCAAAAGGCACATTCGACGTCGGCTCATTCCGTCGCGGAGAAGCTGCGACAATGGTGACGATCAATATGGGCGTGGTCGGCGATCCAGAAGGCGCAGCCAGAGCAGTCGAGCAAGTATTCCAAGACTCACTCGCTCGCGGCGGTATTAGCTCCACAGTAGGCGCGTACGACCGATGAGCAATTGGTCTCCGGTCTGGTCGGTCACAATCGGCGACATCGACTACACAGACATAACACTGGCGAATCTTTCAATCACATCCGGACGTACTGACTTCTACGTCCAGCCAGCTGCCGGCTACTGCTCAGTAGAGATTATCAATCTCGACGAGAGTGTGACTATTGCAGCCGATCTGAATGACCAGATAGCAATTCAAGTCAAAGACTCCACTGGCACATTCGTGCCAATCTTCGGCGGCTTCGTCACAGATATTTCGCAGACGGTCAAGAGTGCCGGATCCGTCATGATTACGCAGTCAATCAAGATCATCGCCATGGGAGCACTTGCCAAGCTTGCCAAGATTCTGGTCGATGGAGTCTTGCCAAAAGAATTCGATGGTGATCAGATTTACGATATTTTAGAGCCGCTGCTCTTTGCTTCATGGAATGAGGTGCCGCCAGCTTTGACATGGGCGACTTATGATCCAACGACTCAATGGCTTGATGCTGAAAATACTGGACTTGGTGAGATAGATCGACCCGGCGACTATGAGCTTGCAGCTCGGTCATCATCACGCAATACAGCTCTCAATATCGTCTCGGGTCTTGCGACGTCTGGACTCGGTTATTTATATGAAGACGGCCAAGGCCGAATCTGCTATGCAGACAGCACACATCGCAGCCAATATCTTGCAGCTAATGGATTCAGCGAGCTCTCAGCCAATGACGCGCTCGCCAATGGAATCTCCGTTGCACGTCGCACCGGAGATCTTCGCAATTCAGTCACAGTCAAATACGACGCGACATCTTCATCGGAGCAATCTGCCAGCGACTCCACATCCATCGCGACTTATGGACAGCAGGGATATATCGTGACGACGACTTTGCACAATTCGGCGGACGCTCTTAGCCAAGCCAATTTCTATCTATCACTCAGAGCTTATCCATCCGACATTTTCAAGACTCTCAACTATGAGCTAACAAATCCAGAGCTTTCAGATACCGATCGCGACGACTTGCTTTCAATCTTCATGGGATTACCGGTGGACATCACTGACTTGCCGGTGAATATGATTGGCGGCACATTCCAAGGATTCGTTGAAGGCTGGACATTCTCGACTTCATACAATCGACTTTCACTGACGATTAACTTGTCGCCGGTTGCTTACAGCTTGCAAGCGATGAAGTGGCTAAATGTGCCCGTAACAGAGACATGGCAGACAATATCACCGACTTTAGACTGGTTAAATGCGACAATAGTCGCCTAGACATAAGGAGAAAAAATGGCAACGACTACGAACTACGGCTGGAGCACTCCAGACGACACAGCTCTAGTCTCACAAGGTGCAGCGGCAATCCGTACACTTGGATCATCGGTCGATACAACAGTGAAAGCTTTGTCTCCGGGAACGACTGCCGGCGACATCGACTATTACACTTCTAGCACTGCAAAATCCAGAGTCGCAATTGGAACATCCGGACAAGTGCTCACAGTCTCCGGCGGTGTGCCATCATGGGCAACTAGCGCAGCTGGTGGCATGACGTTGCTAAGCACAACAGCATTGACGGGAGCTTCCACCGTGGTGAGCGGAATTAGCGGATCATACAATGAACTTTATATTCTCGTAACTGGACTTTATCCATCGACAAACGCCGTCGCACTAAACATCAAGCCAAATGCAACAGCAAGCACTGCATCGTATTCATCAATCAATAACAATTTTGGAACTTTTGCAAGCGCAGTTGTTTATCGTGGTGATATTACAAGTAATTATGGTATGGCAAATACAAGCGCAACGGGAAACAATTTCCTTTTAACTATTAGTAATTATGCGAATACTACTTACGCCAAGCCATTTACATTGAATCATTGGTATCGCTCCTATTCAGTCGGTGCAGGTCACGACAATCAAGAATTCCAAGCAGGTGGATTAGACATCGCGGCGGCAATTACTTCGCTGACATTCTCATTCGCTTCAGGAAATATCGCAGCCGGATCATGCCAAGTCTATGGAGTGAAATAATGACAAAAACATCAAGTGCACCAATGATTCGAATCCACAACACCGAAACAAATGAAATCATCGATCGAGAGATGAATGCTGAAGAATTGGCTCAACGCGATGCAGACGAATCCGCCAAAACAATTGCCGATGCAGCTAAAGCACAAAAGGCGGCGGATCGTGCAGCTCTTCTTGCACAGCTAGGCATCACCGAAGAGCAAGCGAAGCTTCTACTCGGATGACGTATCCAACTGGCACAGCCGCTCGACTCATCGAAGTGGCACTCGCTGAAGTCGGCACGGTTGAAGAAGGCGACAATCTGACCAAGTACGGCAAATTTATGAAAGCCGACGGCTTGCCATGGTGCGGATCATTCGTCAATTGGTGCGCGGATCAAGCTGGAGTCAAGATTCCATCAATGGTCTCAACAGCTGCCGGAGCTAATAAATTAAAAGATATTGGCCGCTGGATTACAGACAAGCCGCAAGTCGGAGATTTATGCTTCATGGACTTTCCGCATGATGGCATCGACCGGATTTCTCACATCGGCATCGTCGTCAAAGCTGGAGTGACTTCTGTGATCTGCGTTGAGGGCAACACTTCCGGCACTGGAGATCAACGTAATGGCGGAATGGTCATGATCAAACGTCGCAACATCGCAAAAGAAATAGTGGGCTTCGGTCGTCCGAAGCTTGTCGCCTACTCGGGAGAATTGCCAGCTGTGGAGATTCCAGATGAAGCTCCCAAGAAAGGTAACAAAAAGAAATGAAACAAATCCAAGCAATCGCAGCATCGTGGCTACGCTCATTCTTAGCCGCATCACTGGCCGTCTATATGGCCGGAGTAACAGATCCGAAGACGATTGGCATGGCTGGCTTAGCTGCCGTGCTGCCGGTCATTCTCCGCTTCTTAAATCCATCAGACGCATCATTCGGGATTTCAAAGGGAAAGTGATTCCGAAAGCACTGGCGGCAGCGATTGGAATGGGGCTAGTCCTTTCGCTGTCGTCGTGCGCTTACCAAGGATGGACGAGATATGACTGCCAACTCTTCGAAAACTGGGATGCTCCAGAATGCAATCCGCCACAGTGCAAGGCGTCAGGTACTTGCACAGAAGACAT